AAGAGATTCCGGCTCCTGACCCTGATCAGGTTCCTGACCCTGAGCCGAAGTTTCCATCAACAGAGACCTTGCTTCGGGCTTCCGAGCTTCTTGATGATGTTAAACCCCCTGGTACTGGTGGAGGTGGCTCGTGGTAGCCAAACTTAGAAACATGATTGTTCTTGCTGTAAAGAACACTCTCAATAAGTTCGATCTTGCATACCCCCAGGCTCAAGCATCCTGGCTCGGGAAGGCTGGCAACCTGATTGTAGTGTTTCCGTATGGAACCCGCTCACAGGCTCCTGTAGGCTCTCAGATGCTCAAGTTCAACATCATGGCTGACGAAGCCAACCGTGTTGCAATAGAGTTCGATACAGACTCTCTCCCGGCTGATGATATGGGTGTCGGTGAGTACGAGTGCGGAAACTTTTTGAAAGGCTCCAGCATTCGCTTCATGGAAGATGGAACCATCAAGATCAAAGCAGTGAATAACCTGGATATTGATATTGAGGGTGATGTCTCAATCAAATCGACAGGAAATGTGTCGATAGAGACAGCTGGCTCCGCATCTGTCGAAGCTAAGACAGTGAATGTTAAGGCTTCAACTGCTACTATTGATGCGAATTGCGAGCTTGGTGGCTCTGGTGGACAAGGGCTGGCTCGGCAAGGAGACACTGTTCAGGTTAATACCGAGACTGGGGCAGGAACAATAACAAGCGGTAGCGGGAACCATACGGCAACATGAGCTTTGTAGATTTACAACTTTGCATTGATTCTCTTGGTGACTTCGATCTTGAATTGAACGAGCAAGGTGATTTCGCTCATGTCGAAGGCTACGAAACCGCTATTCAAATGTCGGTTCTCTGTGAGCGCAGAGCTTCAGCCGACCAGGTTCCGGTTCCTTACCTGAGAAGAGGTTGGTGCGGCAATGAAGATTCGGAGTTTGCCGGTTTTGAAATCGGTTCTCTTATCTGGCTTTACTACCAGCAGCGATTGACATCAGAGGTGTCGAATGGAATCGAAGTGGCTGCCAGGGATGGCTTGCGCTGGTTCCTTGATGACAACCTGGTTGAAGATTTAACAGTCGAAACAAATATCACAAAAGACACTGTATCGCTGACAGTTAATTTCTATGTTGCGAATGCTCCGGTTGAGACTCGTGACTTTATTCTTTGGGAAAGAACTAAATCGACAACGATTAAACCAGCTCAAGAAGTGTCATCAGGTGTTAGTGGTGACTTGCGTATAGTGTCCGGTGGAGATTACCGCTCTGTTGCCGGTGGTGGATACCGAGAAGTAGGTTTGTAAGGAAATGAAATGCCATTAAATTTGCCAGATACAAGCAAAGAGATTGTTGATAGAAGCAGGGCAGATGTTCAGCGTGAGCTTCAGCAGTCGAATCCTTTTTTGAAGAACTCTGCAATCGGAGCAATTATTACTGCTACCTGCCGCAGGGTTTTTGATTTCTACTTGCAGCTTCAAATCGCTGTAAAGCAGCTTGTGTGGTCAACGGCAACAGGTGAGTTTCTTGAAACTTGGGCTTCGATATTTAATATCAACCGGCTCCCAGCTACACCGGCTTTCGGTAATGTTGTTGTCACCGGTATTGCTGGAGCAATAGTACCGACATCTGCTGCTCTGAAAGCTCCTGAAGGAAGCGAATACAATCCTTTGAGTTCTGCAACGGTTTCAAGAGAAACATCGAATGTCGATACTCTTGTGTCAGCAGGAACGCTTGCTACATGTCGAATGGTTTCTCCTCATGGATACGCTTCTGGTCTTGAGGTAACAATAGAAGGAGCTAACGAAAGTGTTTTCAATGGCAAGTTCGCTGTTACCGTTACTGATATTGATGAATTTACTTATACTCTGCCGACATCTCAGAACGCTCCTGCTACAGGAGCTATAACGGCTTCAGCAGTATTCGCAAGCCTTGAAGTTGAATCTTCTGATGTTGGTGCTGAAACCAATCAGAACTTTGGTGCTGTGCTTACCTTTATTTCTCCAATCACCGGTATTGACGAAAAGGCTACTGTCGATTTCGGTGAGATTGGTGGTGGCACAGACATCGAAAGCGACTCTGATCTTCAGTCTCGTTTCCTTGATCGCACACAAAACCCTATTGCTCATTTCAATGAAGCTTCAATATCGGCTAAGGCAAAAGAGGTTAATGGTGTGACCCGAGTATGGGTTCAATCCGTTACCCCGGATGTAGGTCAGGTTTCGGTTTATTTTGTTCGTGATAATGATGAGTCGATCATCCCTTCGGCATCTGAGGTTTCTCTGGTTAAATGGACGCTATATAACATCATGCCGGTAACGATGACAGCATCTGACTTGCTGGTGTTCGCGCCTAATGAGCTGAAGGTTGACTTCAATTTTTCCGGCATTGCTCCTGACACTCCGAGCATGAGAACAGCGGTAACAAACAGCTTGGAAGCTTTCTTCCGTGATCAAACCGATGTAGGTAAAACGCTGGAGTCTGACGCATACCGCTCTGCTATTTGGGCTACAGTCGATATGGAGAACGGACAGCAGATTGAGTCTTTTGATTTGAATACCCCTGCGGGTGACATTGTTGTATCATCCAATGAGATTCAAACACTTGGAACGGTCACATTCCCATGAGTACCCGGCTTTTCAAAAAGCGCAGAATTGATGAGATTGCTACTAGCATTGCTCATTACCTGCCTTCGGGCAATCTCTTTGCAGCGGCTTTCAGAGAAGGCACTGTTCTCCGCAGCTTTATTAAAGGTCTTGCCGGTGAGTACGAGAGAGCAATTGAGCAGCTTCGGATACTTATCACCGAGTTAGACCCTCGCACAACAACTTTGTTCATTGCAGAGCTTGAGCGAAATGTGGGTATTCCTGATGGCTGCTTTGATGGTCGTGGTGACATCGAAACACGAAGGCTTCATGTCCAGGTAAAAATGGCAATGATGAATATCCAGAATCACTTGGAGATGATTGATCTTGCCGAAGCTTTGGGCTTTAGCATCCAGATACTTCACCCTATTGATCAAGCTCTGCTGCCTCAGCAGGTTCCATTCGTTTTACAGAACCCGAAGCGGCTAAGAAATACGATCATTGTTAAAGGCAACAATCTTGTTCCGAATGCTCTACCTCAGCAAGTACCATTTGTTGTCGGGAAGGCTCAAGAGCAAAACATTCTGAAGTGTGTGCTGGATAAGGTTAAACCAGCTCAATCAATTATTATTTACCAGAACTCATAGGTGAGAAGAACATGTCAGCTACCGACAAGAATTACATTGATGACGAAACAAGCTTTGCTGCTGCTGATGCTAACGGCTTAACTAGGGAGTTAAACAGGGCTATCCTTTCTACCGGTCAGACACTTGATGAAGGTGACAACGAGCAGACCGGTGTCGCTATGGGTACCTATTCTCACCTTGCTCAAGGCTACTCCGACTCTGGTTCAGCAAACAACTACATTCTTTCAAACTCATTGACCTCACTTCAGCCGGTGAAGGCTTATGTCAATAGCATGAAGGTTCGTTTCAAGGCTGGCTCCACTAACACTGGTGGCTCAACTGTAAACGTAGAAGGAATCGGCTCTTCGCCTATTCTTACGTCAGCCGGGGTCGCTTTGATCGGTGGTGAAATCCAGGCTAACGCATGGATTGAGATGGTTTATGACACCACATCAAATTCTTTCTTGATCACAAGCACATCAGGTGCATCGGCTGCTAAGGTTCCATCCGGCTACATATCTGGATTCGGAATGGCTAACGATGCTGGTGACACAGAGCATGACATTCTGTTCAATGTTGGTGTTGCTTCTGATGCTGAAGGTCGAGGAACGCTTGATAACAAAGCTGGTGCTACGATTGTTAAGCAGATTGATAATACATGGACAGAAGGAAGCGGTCTTGGTGGCAGACCGGCTGCTGTTGCCCTTGCTCCTGACACTTGGTATCGCTGCTTTGCTATAGCAAAAACAGGTGGTCAGGTTGACTTTGGTTTCGATCAAGCTGATGCAGCAGATGCTGCAAATTTGATTGCAGCTGCCCAGGTTGCTGACCCAACATGGACATACTACCGGCAGGTTGGTTGGGTTTTAACAGACCCATCTGAAAACATCTTTCAGTTTATTCAAGACGGTGACTACTTTACATGGTCAAATGCTGATTCACCTTATCATTACCCGTTCACAGGTAGTGTTGGTTCTCGTGCTGCTGTCACTGTTAATGTTCCTCCGCATTGTCGATTAGTTGGCAATGCGCAAATTCAACCTAATTCCGTTGGTTCTCATTATTTGAACATAACAAGTGAAGATCAATTTGATTCTGTTCCTGCAAGCGGGAATTCAACGGCTGCTAGTTTTGCGTCCGGTACTGATGCGGTGAACATTCCCGCCTCAATAAATATTAAAGTTAATTCATCAAGCCAAATTTATCAAAGGGCTTCATCTGCTCAACCGTGTTCGGTTTGGTTCGATACCTATTTTTATGATCGCGGCAAAGGTTAAGCAATGCCTATTCCTGCAATCAACAACACTTTGAAAACTGCCGGTGGTCTGGTTCTTGCGACTGTGATCACCGGTCTGCTGACAATGTGGCATGATGTGAACGCTTATGATTCGGAAGTTCAAGCGATTGTTCAACCGCTTGTTGAATCGCAGAAAGCAATCATTGATTCGCTTGATAAGAATGCAGAACAGACAGAACGAAATACGCAAACCTTTCAGCTTTATGTGACCGGTCAAAGAATCGACAGCATGAAGAACAGAAAGCGCAACCATCCTGAATCATGGTCAGATGATGATGAAAAGGAACTGAAGAAACTTCAAAAGCGGTATGACAAGCTTGAAGATGTACTTTGGAATTCGGTGCAACCATGACTGAAAGAATCAGAACAGAATTTATTGCTGTTCACTGCTCTGCTACAAAACCGAGCCAAGACATCGGTGAAGATGAAATTCGCTTGATGCACAAAAAGCGTGGCTGGTCTGACATCGGATATAACATTGTTATTCGCCGGTCAGGGAAGGTTGATATTGGCAGACCGCTTGATGCGGTTGGCGCGCATGTGAAATCGTTCAACCATATTTCTCTCGGTGTCTGTATGGTTGGTGGTGTCGCTGAAGATGGCACCCCGGAGAACAACTTCACACCGGAGCAATGGTCATCTTTGGAGACTGTTTTGCGCTTCTGTAATCTGGTGTATCCTGAAGCAGTTATCCAGGGTCATCGTGACTTCTCGCCTGATCTTGATGGTGACGGTGTTATCGAACAGCATGAATGGTTAAAAGAATGCCCATGCTTTGATGCAAAAGGATTTGCAAAGGAAATTGGTCTATGACTGACAAAGTAACAAGCATCAAAGATGATGTTGATGATACCCCGCATGTTCCTTTAGTTCGGAAGAACGGTGAGGTCAACGGAAGGTTCGGTGCATTTTGCAACAAGATAATGCAGATAGGTGGTGCTGCGCTTGTTATTGCTGCTGTACCATCACTGCTTGCGGTTCTATGGCAGACATACACTATTTCAATTCAGAACCAATCGACACAGCAACAGATTCAGATTGCTCTAACTCACATGGTTGGTCAGGGAACCCTCGATGCCGAAATAAAGCGTCTTGATGAAAGCGATAAATCTCTCCAAGAGAAAGACGCTGACATTGAAAAGACAATGGATAAAAACTATTCGGAAGCGAATGCTCGCTTCGCAAAGCTTGGTGATCTAATTCGTGACCATCGTTCACTTCACATTAGGAGCAAATAATTATGTTGGGATTGGCTGTTAAGCTTGGTGCCGGTCTGGTAGGACAGGTTATTGGTCTCGTTGGTGACAAAGGCAAAGCGGCACAAGCTGACCTTGTTGCTCGCGCAGAGAACATGAAACGCTCATGGACAGATGAGGTGCTTGTTATTTACTGGTTCTCTCCGAGTGTCATTGCCTGGTTCGACAAAGAAAAATCTCTTGAGGTGCAGCAGACTATGACTGCTGACCCGGAGCTTTTTGCTCTCCAGGTTGCTATTACAGCTGCTGTGTTTGGTCTTGGTAAGATCAATGGTCGCATCGAAAAATAAATTGGAAAAATAATGAACGCAAAGGTACGCATTAACGATTTACCTCAAGACGCTCCTAACGATGCGCCACTTACCCTTGATCGTGACGTAGCGATTGTTGAAATTGAAGTTCCTGACCAGCTCAACTGGAAGGGAACACTTAACCAGATTTCCAATCAATACATTGTTGTGGTTGATGGTCGAAGATCATGGCACACACTAGCGAACCCAAGCATTAACGCTATTGACCCTGATTCGGGCGTTAACAACAACATTGTTTCTGGTGGCACAAGTGACCAGCCGGTGTACATTGGCTCTTCAACTGTCGGCATTCTGAATTATGGTGGTGGCAGGGATACCGACCCAACATACCCTGCTGGCTCTGTTCTTCATGCTTCAATCCTTTCTGGATATGACGGTCTTGTTAATGCAATTGCGTCAACAATGGTCAGCGCATTTCACAACCTTATTGCCTACAGTACCGGCGGGCATCATTTCATCGGTGGTGGCTCATTCCATCGAATTCTTGGTGGATCAACAAGCGCATCGGCTTACTGTGTCATTGTTGGTGGCACAAGGAATACCATCAACGATGGTAAATTCAATTTCATTGGTGGTGGCACTGAAAACTATGTTGACGTTCCTAGCGGTGCTGAAGGTGGTTCTGCGATTCTTGGTGGCAGACTGAACCGCATAGAAGGTGGTCACTCATCAGCAATTATCTATGGTGCAAACAATCGCATCGGTGCTTCACCATACGCTTTAGCTGGCGGCAACGGTTCGCAAGCTTTGAATTTTGGCACGATTGCGCTTGGTGAAAATGTCATTTCGCGCAATGTCAATCAGATTTCATTCGGCAAGAACATTGATTGTCCCTCGAATAATATGCGAGGCGCGATTGTGACCGGTTTCCGCGAACACACCAATGCAGGTGATTCATTCAGATCGCAAGTGCGCTATGTCGGCACAACCAGCGAACAGACCGCACCGGCAGAAGATCTGACGACAGATGGCGGCGTAAATGACATCAAAATGCCGTATGACAACTGCGTGATGACTGGTGTTGCTTTGATCACTGCTCGTGATTCAACAACCGGTGCTGTTGCGGTGTGGTCTCTGGATTGTGTATTCAAACGTGTAGGTGGAACAACTACCCGGCTGAAGGGTGCTATTGCTGACCGCACAGAGATTGTCAACGAAGGAAACTGGTACACCGGCAGCGGTGTTCAATGTGGCTTCGGTGGTTCCGTTGGCAACCTCTACTTCCAGGCTTGGGGTATGGCTGATCGTGTGATCGAATGGTCAGTCGATATTGATTGGTCTGTTCTTGGTGACGCATCATAAAAAAAGCCCCTCATTGAGGGGCTAGTCTTAAAGCTCTAAACCTGCGTCAGGCTCATCATCTTCCGGTTCTGGGTCATCATCCCAGGGTGGAATATCCGGCATCAGCTCACCCTCAATCACTTCAGGGGCATCAGGAGCATCAGCAAGCTTGTCTCCACCTGCCAAGCCTTCCGACTCAGCGATAGTATCATCAAGACCAAGATCACTGTTGATGTCGGTTGCGGTTGATGTGGGCTGGCTAGGTGGCGCACTTGCGCTGATGTCTGTTACTTCATCAGCCGAATGCATGCCCAGCATCACATCAGGCGCGTACAGCCGACCAAAGAAAGCAGCAGCACGATAACGAAGCATCAGCTCAGGCATCGTCTTCCACTTCGAGCCAGACTTATCGACCCAGCCTTCAGCCTTCGCCATAGCCATAGTCACTTCAGGAGACTCCAGCACTTCGCCAGTTTCCTTACTGGTCGCGTATGCAATGCAGCCGCGATTCATGTTGCCTTGCTCGCCGGTCATCCGGTAGTTGATCACGCTGAAGCGTTTCGACTGCTCAAGCGCACCAATGATGAAGGCGCTGCTGAAAGAAGGCTTGCCGTGAATGATATTCATGTTTTGCATGATGGCGATTTCTGACGAGCCAGTACGAGCAGCCATCTCGACCGCAATCATGCAGTTAGCAACATTGTTTTGATAAGCTGATGGAACAACGCTGGATGAAGCAAGAGCAGATGCTTTCCGCTGAATCAAGCCAAACCGCTTTTCATCGGCACTCTGAGCTTCGCGCTCAGCCAGCGACATGCGCCGCTCTTCAATAGTTGGTAGTTGTTTTTCTTCGCTCATTATTCGCCCTCGTTATTCTGATTTGCAAACTCTTCGTATGTTCCAACATACACAAGAGCAAAAACATGTTTTTGACCATACTTGTTGCCAAACCGTTTGGCATTTTCATGAATGTTGTGTTTGGCGGTTTTGTTTACATAGGTTTCCATGATTATCGCACCACTTGATTCGTGCCAAGCTGTATCATGCTCGGTTGCAAGAACAAACATCTCTTTGTTTTTGCCGAAGCTCGCAAGGTTTGATTGAATTTTTTTGCTCATTTGTACCATCCAGGTAATGAGATTTCGTTGACCTTTTCTTCGTAGCCTTGCCAAACACCGGTCTTTTTACACTGCACAAAATCAAGCAGCAGTGACCGGTATTCATCGTGACCACGAGCAAAAGAATCAGAACTAAGGACATAAGGAGCAGCCAAGAAAGGCTCTTCCTTTTCAGCTGCAACGAAGATGAATCCCTTCGGCTGCTCACCGAAGCAGTTTAATATACCATCGCTGTAAAGCGCAGCCTGACGATGGTATTTGTAATTCGCAACTGCTTTTGCGAACCCAGCAGGTGAAGCATCAACCGTTGTCTTTAGATCAATAACGTAGCCATTGAAATAATTATCGACCCGGCACTTCATCTTCTCGCCTGTCTCTTCATCGACCCAATAAAGGGTCAGCTCTTTATCACCTTTGGTAAGAACCGATGCAGCAGCTTTGTTGTTGAAGATGCTTTCGCGCATCAAAAGAATCTTTGCCTGGTCATCGTGCGACACAGGAATCAAACCTTCATTCTCGGCTTCCCATTCCTGCCAAGCTTCAAGAAGTTCTACCGTTGCCGGTGAAGGATTCTTAGCTCCAATCTGAGCCTTTGTAGGCTTCTTCAGATTTGGTTCGATGCAATAGTTCTTTTCAAAAAGATCAGGCTCAAGAACGGCACTGTGAAGAGCTGCGCCGAATTCCATTGCAGGAGTTCTTTCATCAGGGGTTTCCATATACGCTTTGCAGTGTGCCGGTGTTGGCAGCATGTGACCGAGCGTGGTGTTGTTAATGCCTTCGGCTTTGAAGTATTCAACGTCAGGCAAGTTGCGAATAATTTCGCCCATTGGTATTTCCTCTCTCTGTTAGGGTGTTGTAACAGTAACACATGAGATGTTATGCTTGCAACACCTATAACACAACGGAGTAAAGCATGAGTCTCACTAAGATGCGCGCACGACTGAAAGCCGAGCAGCAGGGTAAAGACCCTGATGCTGCCGGTGACAAGGTTGAGAGCGGTGATGTAATCCAGAAGCCGAGCCGGTATAAAGACTGTCACTTTTGCGGTCAATCAACCGACAAAATGAAGAACCACATTGCGAAGGTGTTCAAAGAAACCTTTGCCAATGTTTCAAAAACCTGCCGCATTGTCGGTATCTCTCGTGGTCGATTCTATTCGTGGATAGAGAACGACCCAGAGTTCAAATTTAAGATCAACGGAATCACTGAACGCTGTAACAAGCGTCCAAGATGACCAAACTGATAACACTTCGGGATTATCAGAACGAGGCTGTTGAGCGCGCAGCAAATGCGCTGCGTGTTCATCAGTCTGTTTTGATTCAAAGTCCAACAGGGACAGGCAAAACAGTGATGGCTTCTGCCATTACTCAACGAGCAAACAGAAAGGGCAACAAGGTTTGGTTCACAGTTCATCGTGACTTCCTCTTGATGCAAACTGCCGGAACCTATAAAAACTTCGCCATTGACTATGGCTTTGTTGCGGCAACCAAAGTTGCTAACGAGCAATCACCGAATCAAATCTGTGCAATTGATACACTCAAGCGCAGAATCGAAAAACTCCCCCTGCCTGACCTGGTGCTAATTGATGAGGCTCATCATTGCACTGCTGCCGGATGGTCGATGGTCATCAAATATTGGCTTGAGCGTGGAGTAAAGATAGTCGGTCTGTCAGCAACACCACGCAGACTTGATGGAAAGGGTCTTGGTGGTCACTTTGACTTCATGGTGACATCACCACCTGTCTCATGGTTCATCGAACAAGGCTACCTGTCTGACTACACGATGTTTGCGCCAACCATGATCGACACCTCGCATATCCATTCTAGGGGTGGTGACTTTATCAAATCTGAGCTTGCTGAAGAAATCGACAAGCCAAGTATTACCGGAGACATCATTCAGCACTGGCGGGAACACGCTGAAGGACTCACATCTGTAGGCTTCGCTGTATCAATTGAGCATTCACAGCATCTCACAGCAGCCTTTAATGCCGCTGGCATACCAGCAGAGCATCTGGATGGCAAAACGCCTTCAGCACAGCGTACAGCAGCCGCAATGAGGCTTGCGTCAGGCGAAACAAAGATACTATGGAACGTAGACCTGTTCGGTGAGGGGTACGACCTCTCAGCGCAAGCAGGAACGGATGTAACCATTGACTGTGTGGTTGGTGCTAGACCAACTAAAAGTGAGGCTCTGTGCCTCCAGCAGTGGGGCAGGGCTTTGCGACCGAAGAAGGATGGCTCCAATGCCATTATTCTTGATCACGCAAGCAACTCAGTTCAACAGGAACACGGTCTGCCTTGCGAGGATAGGAAGTGGTCGCTGAAAGGTGTTGCTCAGGGTAAAAAGAAAAAGGAAAAGACCGTTCCAATCAGGCAGTGTAAGCAGTGCTTCCATGTTCACAAGCCAAGCCCTCAATGCCCGAACTGCAAATACATCTATCCGGCTCAGGTTCGTGAAGTAGAAGAGCGCGCAGGTAATCTTGAGCAGGTAAACAAGGAAGAGGTGATTGAGCGCAGGAACAAGCGAAGGGAAGTTGGCATGGCAAAGACTTTACCTGAACTTCAAGAGATAGCTAGGAACCGAGGCTATAAGCCTGGGTGGGCTGAACACGTTTTTAACTCAAGGAACAGGGCAACGGTATGAGCATTATTAGGAAGCCAAAAAGAAGAAGATTGCGATGGTTTACATACAGTTTGCCGTGGTCGCCTTATTATACGAGCATTCTAGCTTACTCAAAGAATGACGCCATAAGAAGATTGCAGTCTCAGTATTGCTGCTTAAAGGAAAAGAAAATGCTTGATCGCTTAATAATACACAATGGGAGGAACTAACATGAGTAAAATAGCATTACTAGATGTTGATAGTAAGATACCCAATCTTGCTTTAATGAAACTGTCAGCTTGGCACAAGGCTCAGGGTGATAAGGTTGAGTGGTATTCGTCATTGTTTCGTAATGACTATGACAAGGTTTATGCCAGCAAGATTTTTGATTTCTCTGATGGGTCGATGCTTGACCCTGACCGCATGATTATTGGCGGTACTGGTTACGACATGAGCAAGGTTGTTTATCCTGATGCTGAAAGGATGAGTCCTGATTATTCAATTTACGATTACCCGCACAATATAGGGTTTGCTATGCGCGGTTGCCGATTGAAATGCTCGTTTTGCGTAGTTCCTCGCAAAGAAGGAAAGGCGCGGTCAGAGAATAGGATTGCAGAACTGTGGACGCAAAGAGACTCCAATTTTCTGATGCTTCTTGATAATGATTTTTTCGGCAATCCTGAGTGGAGCGACCGTATTGATGAAATTGTTGACCTAAATCTAAAAGTGAACTTTTGTCAGGGTTTGAATATTCGGAATCTAAGACCTGAGCAAGCGCAAGCATTGGCATCAGTCAACTTCCGAAACACAAAAAACACAGCAAAGAAAGTCACATTTGCATGGGATGACCCTCGACATGAAAAGCTGATTCACAAGGGCATAAAGACTTGTGTTGATGCAGGGATAAAACCGAGTCAAATGGGTTTTTATGTGCTTATTGGATACCAGTCTACGGAGATTGAGGATTTGCATCGAGTCAATGTTTTGCGTGAGTACGGGTGTGACCCTTACGTTATGCCTTTTGACAAGTCAGACCCATATCAAAAGCGATTTGCAAGATGGGTAAACCATAAGGCTATTTTTAAGTCTGTAAATTGGGGCGATTATAAGTCAGGCGTAAGAAAGAAGTCCTTCAATGAAACCCAATCAGATTGGCTGGATGGTGCAGTATGAGCGAACAAAATATTCAAGCCGAAGTTATGATGCAGGATGCAGCTGAGGGCAACCTGGTTTTCCGAAACAACACCGGAGCATTAAAAGACAGTACCGGAAGATTGGTTCGTTACGGTCTGTGTGTCGGCTCCTCAGACATCATTGAGGTTGTGCCGATTGTGATCACGCAAGAGATGGTCGGAAAGACCGTTGGTGTTTTCTGCGCTGAAGAGGTTAAGACCAAGCATGGCAAGGTAACACAGATGCAGACAAACTTTATGGAAGCGGTGAGAAAAAAAGGCGGCATAGCCGGAGTTGTGAGATGCCCCGAAGATGCCGTTAAACTTCGTTCTGATTTTATTGAATCGCTGAACCGTAGCCGATAATCCCTGCGTCACACGATTGTCGGCAAGCGTCAGGGTTGATGTTGATGTGCTGGCATGGAATGGCTCTCGGTTCTGCCGCTTTAGGCTGCGGCTGAGAGACCAGGTAAATGCCGTAAACTATCACTGCGAGATAGATTAGCTTCATTTTTCTTCCCTATCTTCAGCGTAGGTTTTTTTGTTACTTTCAAATACTGCTCTCGCAAAACCTCTTGGTGTTGCTGATCGTATGTTTTTTGTTTTTTGGCTTTTCCCTCCAAGTTTATTATGTTGCCGACTAAAACCTGGTTCTGGCTCAACCTCTTTGCGTGGTGGCATAACAAAACCATTTCCTGTCCATAAGCAAGTTTTCTTTGGGTAAGCATCTCTTGGTGCAATATATTCAGACCATCTTGGATGCTTGTCGTTTTCTGGCAAGTAGCCTCCGTATTCATACGGGTTAAATATATGATCAGGTTTTCCACAGTATGTGCTAAAAGTGCTTACTGGATTTTCAATCATATATGGTGCGCCGCTCCACTCACCAAATTCTTTGCTGGTTGCGAACAAATCTAAGCTCAAGCTTAAAGCTCTAGCACCCTTCTTTAGGAAATGCGCCGCGCCAGAAACCGCAACATTTGTGCATTCTGGAAAGGCTGCAACGAAAGCGATTCTACCAACGATCTCAGATGGGGGAAGCCAAGATGTTCTTAGATCAGCCCCAACCTTAAAAAGCTTTGGGTTGCTTTTGTCTTGTGAAATTCCGAAGGGGTGTTGTATATCCACCAAATAGCAAGTATATCCTGCCTCAAGCCAGGGTTTCGCCATGATGCCTGTTAGATCAAACAAAAATACTGCTACGTCTTTTGTTTCTGTGTCAATGTTGTTTCCGCATCTTAATAGGTTACTCATTCGCGGCTCTCCTTGTAGTCAGTTAAATCAATATCAGCTTTGCAAGCTGCTTCGTATTCGGCACGATCAAAGTTTGATTCAAGCTCACGGAACCGATCTTTTGCCAAAGCAATTCCTGAGTCGATAAGACGCTTACGAATTTTTGCAACGGCAAGCATTACATCATTCATAATGCAGCGTCCGGTCAAAGCTCTCCAGACTTCGTTATCATCGAGCTCCAAAAGAGCTTCGTTATAAAGGTCATAGTGATTCAGCGCGATTACTGCAATCTCTTCTTTTGTCTTATCGTTCAGACCGTCAATGCAAAGCGCATGGTCATTGCCTTCATAGATCAAATCCATTAGTGCGTTATCAAGGTCGGCATCAGATGTAGCCGGTGATAAAAACTCTGTTGGTAAACAGCTCATTCTCTCTCTCCTGTTGTAAGAGCGACAACCTTATCACACCGGTAATTCGTGTCAATACAAATATGGTTCAATAATCTTGTTGACAGAATCTCACACAGGATGTTAGTTTTGTTATCCCCTACATTTGAGAGAGAGAAGAATGTCACTTAAACCTAAGAAAAACCGTAAAGCACTTCGGCTGCTGATGGTGATGCACGACCTTGAGCAAAAGGATGTTGCAGAAATCATTGGTCGTGATCGACAGACTGTTGCTGTTTATTGCAGTAAAACTCTGACCGATATTCCAGACAGTCTGCTGAAGAAATTACGCGAACACTGCGAATCAAAATCTGAAGAAGAAATCTAAGCCAGATGCCTTCTTACGACCCCGATAAAATCAAGGCACAAAACCCTATTGAAGCGGTTGTGGGTGATCGTGTTGAACTCAAAAAGAACGGCAACGAATATTCTGCTTGCTGCCCGTTTCATAATGAGAACACACCTTCATTTACCGTCAGCCCCGACAAAGGTTTTTATCATTGCTTTGGGTGTGGAGCGCATGGGGATTCCATAGATTTTGTTACCGAGTATGAGGGTGTGACCTTTCAAGAAGCGTGTGCAATTCTTGTTGGTGATCAAGACCGCAGAGATACCTCACCGGAGAAACGAAACCACAGACAAGTAGTTGACTACTACGATGGCTACAAGCTTGTACCGGTACCTGAAGGCAAGGAGATTATTCCGGGCAAAGAATTCACAGCATGGAACCCAAAGCGCAAGCTTGATGGTGTCGTTCCGACTGTGACCTACAAGCCATCAATGGTCTTTCCTTACCATGATGAACACGGTGATTTTCTTGGCTACGTTATTCGCCATGATTTTGTAAAAGACAACAAGGTTCGCAAACTCACACCGATGATCGGTTGGGTTAAGTCTCCTGACGGAACCGAGGGCTGGTCTCACTACCCGTTTCCGAAACCGAGACCGCTATACAATGTCGAAAGCCTGGTCAACGACAAAGAAGGCAAAGCTGTTCTGTGGGTCGAAGGCGAGAAGTGTGCTGATGCTGCTTCACTGCTAACGGCTTACATTCCGGTTGCAACCTGTGGCGGCACTAACGGTATCAAATACACAGACTTCAGCCCGCTCAAGGGCAAGCGTATTTTGATCTGGTGTGACAACGATGAGGTTGGTCAGAAGGCAGCTGAAGAGAAGCTTGTTCCGCTCCTATGGTCAGTCGGTGTTGAAAGTATCAAAGCCATTGAAGTCGATTCTGAGAAGCCTAAAGGTTGGGATATTGCCGATGCTGTTGATAGCGGCATGTCCGGTACCGATATTATCAAGTGGGCTAAACCCAGGGTTGTCACTCTGGAGCAGCCGGAGTACGAGCCTGAAGTCTCTGAGCAGATGAAAGAAGTAATGGCAAGCACCCATGATGACAAAGAAGTTGTCTCGGTCAATGCCGTTAATTCTATCCAGACAAAGGATGCTCGCACCTTCCTGCCGACTGATGATGGCAACGATGTGCTACATGCTCTGTGTGATCAGTATGTGTATGTGCGCAGCGAGGATTGCGTGTACCGCATTGATGAGCCTGACCTCGGCATCAAGCGTGGTGCATTCATGTTCTCGTATCAGCAGCGTCCTAACTTGGATAAGGAGCAGCCCCCGGTATCGAAGCTGTGGGCTAATGACCCTCGCAGAATTGCCGTTGACAACCGCTTATTCACCCCGGTTCCATACTGGATTGTCGATAACACACTCAACACCTACAGACCCCCGGTTCACCCTGAGCCTTCAGGTGAGGCTGAGACATTTATCGAATTTATTGATCATCTGATACCGGATGGCACTGAATCAGCCTGGTTCCTCAAATGGCTGGCGTATAAGGCTCAGAATCTCCACGAGAGGGGTGTTGCTGTTGTTATGGTGGCTCCGGCTACCCAGGGTACCGGTAGAGGCACCTTGCAGCGTGTGATGGCTCAGATGTTTGGTCAAAAGTATGTGCAGAATGTGTCGATGACCGATGTCTCCGGTGGCACATCACAGGCTCAGTACAACGATTGGATGTCGGAGTCGCTGTTTGCCTTCGTTGCTGAGACCTCAGAACAAGGTCACGGCTTCAAAGACCGTTCGACAGCATACGAGACCATGAAAGAAATCGTTGACCCGGCTGAATCGTGGATGAGGGTGAAGCGGAAAGGCATTCAGAATGGCTACGAGCGCATATACTGCTCTGTGCTGTTCGCTACGAATCACCTTGATGCACTTGCTATCCCACCTGAAGATCGGCGCATGTGCGTGATCAGGAACGGTGAGAAGATGCCTGATGACCTCTGGAAGCGTATCGACAGGTGGCGCAAGAACCCGGCAAACATCGCTGCCGCTCTTCACATGCTTGAGTCGCTGAACGTGGAAGATTTCAATTTTGGCTACGCACCGGAAACCTCAGCCAAGATCGAAATGATTGAAGCCAACAAATCAGACCTCGACAAAGCCCTGGACATGGCTGTGATCGACATGAAGGGAAGCTTCTTCACCAACTACCAGATGTACACCTACATCGAAAGCGCAGCCCGTGACTACGATTGGTCTCTGAGCGACAAGTGGAGAACGGTTGTAAAGAATCTGGTCACTCGCAAGTTCAAGAAAGCGTGTAAGGATGACCCGAGGTGGCAGCTGTCAGCCAACGGGAAGCCGGTCATGGTCTATTCGCTGCATGGTGAGCAGTTTAACAAGTCGTTAATCGACAAGAAGTTGATCAGGGAAGAGGTGATGAAGAACGGTCATCCATACGAGCTTCAATTCTGATTGAAACCGGGGGAGAGTTGTGTCACAATAGGCTTGCCAGAAAAACAACAACAATGGCAAGCCCAACCAGTGATACTCTCTCTCCCTATCGCCCCGCTGGTTGGGCTTTTTTGTGGAGAGAGAAAATGGAATTCAAAAAGAAAGACAATTATTACTTCGCGTCAGAGTGTGGCTACCGGATAGCCATCTTCCACCTGAAGAGCAAGTCGGTTCTGGTTGCCACATCACCGAGACCGGCAAGCCATGTGGTACACCAAGCTGATTACACTCAGGGCTACGAGGGAAGGGTTTTCAACGAGTGTGCGCTTCAGTGTCAGCTGCACAAGACCCCCCCTCGGGAAGATACCCCCCCTCTTTTTTAAGAGGCTCCAGAAAAAAAGGTGCCTTCGTTTTCGCGGGGGAAATCCCCTACAGAAACCACCTCAAATTCACCGGCTTTTTAGCCGGTTTTTTTTGCGAAATTGCTTTGTGATCGACTGAGAAATCAGCTGGAAATTGGTGCCGATTCGATTCACTTTTTTTTGGAAATTGCAGTTAGAAATGCTGCCGGTTTTGCCTGGGATTTTCTGATATTTTTTCTGGTGAGTCGATTTTCAAAACTTCGGTCATTTTCCACAGACTGTTTTTTGCGCTTATTTTTCTAAGTTGTTATTTTATAAGAGAATTTTGAAACCTTATATAAATCAATGACTTACAAAACCCTTTATAAAACAGTGACTTACAAAAACCCTTTATAAAACAATGACTTGCAAAATACCCTTATAAATCAACACTTTATAAAACCCTTTATAAAACAATGACTTACAAACTTAGAACCATTCTAAAGTGCTGAAACCCAATGATAGCAATGGTTTCAGCGTGTCGCGGCTGTCCGGTTGCCAGGCTGCCAGGTTGCCAGGTTGCCAGGTTGCCAGGTTGCCAGGTTGCCAGGTTGCCAGGTTGCCAGGTTGCCAGGTTGCCAGGTTGCCAGGTTGTCCGGTTGTCCGGCTGTCGTGGTTGATACACTCTTATATAGTGTTGCTTTGAACCTTGCGCGGATTTTGCGCAGATTGTGCGCGTAACGGGTTATCTCGGGCGAGTTATCTCAATTATGATTCTTTATAAATCAATGACTTATAAAATAGCGGTCAATATATATATTGAATCAGCCGCGCAATCCGCTATATTTAACTCACTGGCAGCGCATTTATTGCCAGCGACAAACCAATAAAAGGAACCGCAGAAAATGACCCTCACACAATACAACGCAATAACCGCAACGCTCGCGCTTACATTAGAAGCTGTAACAACATCACAAGGCGCAGCCGGTCTTATTTTCTCGCTGTGGCTTGTCACACTGCCACTAGCCGCCGGGATTCTTAAGTAATGACATACCTGCAAACAAGAAAACGCAAAGCCCGTAACAAGGCGCTAGCTAATACCGCGCTTCTATTCTCTGTAGTAACCCCGCTCTGCCTTTTAATTGGTTATAGCGGCTACCTTGAATATATAAACTTCTAACCATAGGAAAAAGACAATGAAAACAGTTTTCAATAATGACCAATTGCCACATATATTCGCGCAACAAAACCAGAACCACGGTCGCAATAGCGGCGGATCGTTCTATTTTAACGGGAATATCATCTATAGCTATGGGCAGCACTTTCCTATCGCTAGAATTTTGCCGGATGACGTGGCGCTAATCACGACACAGAGCTATAGCGTAACAACTGCCGCGCACATAAGCCGGACTTATGCCGCACTAAGCCATTACAAATCGTTCTCTGTCAATAATGTATTAGCAGACACCAAACCAGAACACAGGGACAACCTAAAAGGCATTATTGCCAGCTATCAGGACGCACTATTAAGCGCCGGACGGGCGCGAACCTATAAACAGATTCACATTGACCGCGCTGACAGGCTCTACAGTCAAGCCGTAGCATATAGCAAGGCATTCAAGCTAGGCGCAAACATTAAGCGACAAGATATAACAGAGCTTTTAGAAGCCGCCAAAAAACAAGCCAAAAAAGACAAGGCGAAACGAGAGCGGCTGGCGAAACAGCGAGAGCGGCTGGCGAAACAGAATGCGGCAAAATACGCCGCGCAGCTTGAACAATGGAAGGCGGGACAGCGCGACTCAATCGAACGCCTACAGCATAACGCGCCTGTATGGATGCGACTATCTGATGATAAAAAGACCGTCCAAACCACTAAAGGCGCTTCGTTCCCTGCTAAAGAGTGCTCGGCGGTTTGGCGTATTGTGCAGCTATGCCGCAAACGCGCAGCGGGCTGGAAACCGGAACCAGGTCAACAAGTAAAACTCGGTCATTTCCGTATTAATTCAATTTCCGCAAACGGGCAAGTTATAGCCGGATGTCACACCGTAGATTATCCGGCAATTAAAGAGCTTGCCGGAATTTTGGGTCTTTAGGAGCGTTTAAGATGTCAGGATTAACCATCAAAACTAACAACCATATGCGCGATCTTGTCTGTTATGAAGACTTGCCAGAACGCATCAAGCCGGACTTTGACTATCTAAACCAGGAAGAAACCTTAACCCCGAGGTTTGTTAAGTATCGCGGGTTATATATAGATTGTTACGACATGATGCGCACTGATGGCAGCGCGCTATCAAATTGGGATGGATACTGTGGTGACTCTTATTTCAGCGGTACGCTTGTTAAATTCATTTACGATGATTACGGCTATGAAGCTGTCATTGTCGGGACTTACTACAGCTAAAAAAGGGGCTTAACCAATGCATTATATAAACTTAAAAACAATTCACCACGCGACAGAAACAATCGACCAATTCGACAGCTATATGGAAGCGTTCGCAGCTGTTAAAGAATACCGACTCGCAGACAGTAGCGGGTGTTACTACATAAGCCAACGTGCGACAGAATGTTGGTATCAGTCAAACCAGCAGCCCGCGAAAGTATATCGGATTTATGATAACGGATATAAGTCGCCTATGCGTTACACGGTGGTCTTAACTGACAAGAATAACGGGCATCATGCTTGCATAATGGCAGACAGTGAACCGCGCACAATAACACAAGAGGCGCAATGCAAGCCTGGCGCGCATTTAGGACGGCGCATATCGTGGGATGACTTGCCAGCACAGATTCAACAGGCAGTAGCGGAACAGGGGGTAAAATAATGTCAAAATTACATACAGTAACAACCGAAACATGGAATATAGACGAACATCCGAAGCCGGAATTATGCCTGCAATGGATGCGCGAAAACTATCACGACTTATACGGCTGGAACTATGAAAACGCCGACAGCGTCAAAGCCTATGCGTCTGCGATGGATGCAATACTTAAAGATTATTCTGTGAGCCTGTGCAGTCATTCGTATATAGAATTCGTTAGCCGCTTAGACATAGAAGAATTACACGGCATAATGCTCTGGAAGTATCTACAGAATAATGGCTATTTCAATCTATTAAAGAGTGAATGCAATCTGACCGGATATTGTGCGGACGATGTTTTACTGCAAAGCCTGCGCAAGTTTCACAAAAACCCAGACGCAAACACAACAATGAAAGATATTCTGGATTCTGCCGCTTCTGATATGGTTAGCTATTGGCTTGAAGACTGGCAGCACGCCTACTCAGACGAGGCGCTGACAGATTCAGCAGAGGCGAACCAATATTACTTTACCGAGAGCGGGAGCGTTTACCAATGAGCAATAAAACCACAACACTGAAAGCCATAGAGCGCGAATATAACGCGATAGCAGATAGCGTGTTCAAGCTTCCAAAATACGCGCCAATGAGCTATGACGAATTGCCGCAAGCTATCATCCGGCTTTGTGAGTCCATCAACAATTACGCAGACGAACATGACAGCGAGATGCTATGGTATATCGGTGAATGCACCGAATCCGCTCTATCCGACTTTATTGTAGGCGCATACTGGCATTACACGGAATGGCACGGAGGGCAGAATTCAGATTCATACGCGGCGCTGTGCGCGCTGGGTGCTATCTTCCAGCCTGGCATGACTTGCCCACCGGATGACGACAGCGAGCCGGAATACCATACGTTCATAACGCTGGAAGAGATGGCGCAGGGAATTAAATCATGAGCTATTCAGAACAAGCATTAAGAATAGGCAAGGCATCAAACCATTTTGAGTCTTTATATGGTGACAAGAGGGACAATTCTAAATTGACGGAAAAAGAGTTGATCAGTGAGCTATTAAGAATATGCAACCAATATGAAGTCGGGTTTAATGGTTTTGAATATCTTGAAAAGTCTCTTATCACTAACCGCAATAACGGAACAAGGAATTAAATAATGTTAATTTATGATTTAATATTGACCGGCGATGATGCCACGGAAGACAACGCAATACACTTCGCTATGGATTTTGTGTGGAGTGAGAGTGAATGCAGAGAGGAGCCAATGCCACGGCATAGCCACCATATCTATACCACCAACGGAATAGCCATTTATTATGATTATGCCGCCGATTATTACTGGTTCGCCGATGCCACCGGGAGCGTTAAACATGAGCAATAGAAACAAAGAGCTATTATTTCTGTTAAGACAGTGCAGAAAAAACCCTGCACTATTTGCCAACAACGATCAGGCATTGAAACTCCATAGAATAATTAAAAAAACCAAAGCCCGATTATATAAAGATGATCGCGGGGTTAACCGCCAGTCAATCATACTGTCAACTGACTGAAACCGATGCCACCTGGTGCAATAGTCAGCACCTCACAGCACCTCACACAAGCCCCGAAAGGGGCTATTTTTTGTGCATGGTGTTTGTGCCTGTCTCTTGTCTTGAACCACACACAATCCCATCAGAAGCCGCTCACAAGCCGCTCACATATGCCTGAGATCAATACAGCCCGAAAGTCTACGCCGGGCGAGAATTAAGCCTGAATCGACTATAAACAGTGCTATAAACAGCCGTTATTGTTGCTTATAGCTTGCTTATAGTTGGTTACTTACTGATTATAATTATGCGACCGCATAGCGGTTTATATAAGCGTTGTAATCACATGATGATTATTCGATAAGCGCCTGTTTTATATGCCTTATTTGCTCAACATTACCCTTTATAAGCATATAAGCAATATATTTTATATTATCCTCACTCAATACCTATATATTGCTGAATATTATACATATATATCTAAAATAGCCTGTTTTTTTAGGGTATAGGAACGGGGCTATTTTGCTTATATGCAATGCAGCATGACGCAATAAGCGAAACAAGATAAGAGCAGGGAGAGTGCCCGCGCTCATGCAGATATGCGAGCCGGGCTTGTATGCCGCTCCTAAGCGATTTTTGCGGGCATTGTGTAATCCTGGCTTGTCTCTGCCTGGAATAGCTGCGCGGGCTTTGCGCGGGCTGTGATCACAGACCCGAACCAGGCGCAACCGCAACCGAGCCGGGGTAAAGCTTGAGCCGGTGCCGGTGTTTGGCGGTATCCCTGGCAATGCTTGAGCGCCTAACATGGAATGAGACCAATTCTCATTAAACCGAGACCGCGAACCAGGCAAGGCGCACAATTCAGAATCGCTATTCACTGCCGGTGCCGGTCTGTATCGGTGGCGAATGCGGGTAGCAGCTGAAACCATTGCGGCACAAGGCTTTCAGAGACCCCCCCACCCCGAATCCGAAAAACGATTGCGCCGGGCAAAAAAGGGTGAGACCTCCCCTCTCCTAATTGAAACGTGGCTACGGTGTTTGGCTTTGGACACATATATATGATTGCTAAAAAATCGCGTGGAGCTCGGCGGCGTTTGTTTTGTTGAAAAAATACTGAATCGTGAGAAAGGTGTTGCACTTACGACAGAAGGGTGGTAGATTACGTTCATGGGGTGTTACCCCACCGAGTATGCAGTTCGATTCTGCTAGGTAGCGACATTTGGTAATAAACGGGGTTCGACTCCCGATTAACATCTGATTGGACTGTAAAGCCTTGAAGATGTTATGTGTCACAGCGACTGGGAATGCTGGCTTGACAGACCGGAAAGACGGTCACTTTATTTTATCGCCGCGAATTGGCGGCTAATTGGAGAGAGAGATGAAAAAATTAGGAAGAGGTGAGTTTACCGTTGAGTTAGCCTGGTATGTTTTGGGTAAATACGGAATAGCGATTGATGTTGGTGTTTTGCGATTGATGCCTTATTTGATGTACTTGGTGGTGAATGGTGAGAGCGTATCTCGCAGAAGGGTAAAGGAGGATGAAGAGAGCATTATTATCGAAATGGTTGCTAATGGCTGGATAAAACTTCCATACGATGATTTGAGTGTTACTCGTGAGTTTTACGACATGGCAAATGATATTCTTTGGTATTCGTACATTGCTCGTGAAAATCCTCCATACATCAGTGAGGATGACTTTGTTCCTGCTGTTGATGTGTTTAAGTTATGAGGTTCTACACAGAGGGTTTGTTGAGCAAGTTTGGTTTTGATGATGGAGACCAGCTTGATCTGTTGCTTTCGGTCGGTGATGTTGAGGAGCATCATGTTCTGGTTGAGGTTGTCCGGCAGTATGTTGTTCCGGCTCTGCATCAGAGTGTGACTTTGCAAGTTGTGCCCACTCACCACAATCCGGTTCGTGCTGCGACTGTTAATGGCGACAGGGTGAATATTTTTCGTGCGGAGGAGGTTGGTCGGATTAAGTTGACACCGGAGTTTGTTGATGTGCCTGATGGGTACATTCTGGCGATTGCTGAGTGCTTTGATGGCGATCAAAAATACTGAGAGTTGATAGGAGAGGCTAATGAACGAACCAGGAACAAGCGTGACCATTGACGAAAATGGTTTCAAGGAATTGAAAGAAACGTATGCGGCGGCTGTTGAAGATGGAGAGACCGAATTCTACTTTGAAGGCAATCTCTATGTTGTCAGCTATGCCAAGTACCTGATTGAATATCTTGAGGAGAAGTTCTCGTGACCGAAAAAATAATCGTTGGCGGCTTGTTAATAGCTGCCTTGATCGGATGGCTTTGGCTCGGGTATGTGGCGGCGAGGGAGGCTGAGTGATGAGTGAACTAACAAACGAACAAATGGCGCGGCTGTTGGGGTGGGATTTTGCGAACCCTGAGTGCAACGAAGATTCAGCACAATGCTGGTCTGACGATAAGGGCGATGTGCTTCGCTGGACTGCTGCAACCGGCAACCAGTATTACGACTTCAAGAACGACCTTAACGCTTGTGCGCTATTGGATGCCGATGCGTTTGAGCGGGGGTGGTACTTGGTTTGTGAGCGCACGACAGGCGGGAATTGGTGCGCACTTTACCGGAAAGTGAATGAAATTGGCGACACGATAGCGGAAACGCCAGAGCATTTCGCCACCACCGAATGCGAGGCGCGTTGTCTTGCGTATATTGCAGCAAGGGAGGCTGAGTGATGATTCTTGGTGGCTACGCACTGCATCTGTATTGCGACAATTACGAAGCGGAAAACAGCGGTGTCGGCAACCATGACTTTCCGCACGAATATGACGAGTTTCCGCATGAATACATCGCTGAAACTGGTGGTGCTTGTCGGAAAGAAGCAAGGCAAGCAGGCTGGAAATTCAACATCAAAACAGACCGCGCAATTTGCCCCAAGTGCGTTGCACGAGGTCTGAAACTGGAGACATCCAATGACTGACACTAAACGACCGAGCGCGGGTGAGATTTTAGCAATGCGGATACATCTCAAGCACTTCGACCCTTTCGCACCACAGGGGTCGCAATACTTCACGGACTGGTGTAGTTGGGAAGGAGAAGGAAAGTGCCTAAAGTGTCAGGCATGGGATATTTTTCAAAGCACGTTAGCAGCCCTCGATGCTGCCGAGGCTAAATCAGAGCGGCTTTTACAAGAGGCTCAAATTCAAGCGCAGGAAATGCGCACGATGAAGTCTATCGTCAACGAATGCTATCAGGCTGCATCCGATGCTACAGGCGAGGCTGGCAACTGGAACGGCAGCAAGCCTGTTGTTGAATGTATCAGCAAGCTCCGCGAACAGGTGGCGCGGTTGGAGGAGCAGGACGTGCCTATGTTGCACACACACTTTGCGATTGATCTTTATCGACAGTGGTTTGACACGTTGCAGGATACAAACCCCGCGTTTCTTGAGCCTAATGATTATCGACTAGCAATAGCACTGTACAAAGCTACCCATCACCACGTTCCTCAATCAATCATTGATGGTGCGCAGATCACGGAGCAGGACAATGACTAACCAAGAGGAAGGGCTAGTTCATCTAGTCGCAGGAGTAGGGAGCCGTGTTAATGGCTCACCGGCAGTATCGGTGTGCGGAAGCCTCGGTAAGGCAACAACGAAGCTTGCCGATGTAACTTGCGCGGCTTGCCATGAGAGTGATCTGTACAAGCAGATGGTTCGTGATGAAGCTCGGGAATATAAAGCTTTCAACGGTCTCAATTGCGTGGAGCTTGTTGTCGATGAGTCGGAAGGTCTGACTGTGGAGAGCATCAAAGCTTTGCAAGACACTCTGAGCGAACCGGTTGATCACGGAAGCCCGATACATGGTCTTGAGTCGATGATAGTTTCTACTAAGCTGATTTTGCAAATGGCAGAAAAGATCGAAAAGCTTAATGCTGAAGTGAAGAAGTGGGATAGAGTGACCGACATCCAGGGAAGGTCTATTACCCGGCTTCAGCAGAACAATGCTCACCTTACCGTAAGGAACCGTGATCTTGAGAATTCTCTCAAGCACATTTTTAACTACATAGACGATTGGGATTGTGAGAGCCAGTTAAGCAGAATCCAAAGCATTGCTGAAGATGGGCTTAAACCAGTTTGTCGTGGTGAAATAGAGGAGAATGAAATTGTCATTTCTGAAGGAATTTACAAGGAAGCGGAATATGAGTGAGCCGAAAACAACTAAGCCGATAAAGGTAACGGTTACAGAGTTTATTGAACTGCTAAACGAAGAGGTTGCTCTTCTTCGTGACAGCAAAGAGCCAGTAAACAGTGATCATCGGTACCGGCTCGCAGACATGCTTATTGCGGCTCGTGATGTGATCAGAAAGAACAGCAGCGACAACAACATGAGCGATGCTATTCTTGAGCAGCTGACCAGCGAAGATGTTGATGCCTTCATCGGTGATGGCATTTCAGAGACTGTCGTTCTCATTCTTGATCGAAAGAAAACGATGGATTTTTTAGACGGATACAAAAGGAATCGTGACTAATGGCTCGTGGAGTAAACAAAGTAATTTTGATTGGCAACCTGGGTTCAGACCCGGAAATTAAACACACGCAATCAAGCGATGCGATTTGCAACCTGGCTGTGGCTACCAGCGAAAGCTGGAAAGATAAAAGCTCCGGTGAGAAGGTTGAGAAAACCGAGTGGCATCGTGTTGTTGCTTTTGGTCGGCTCGCTGAAGTAATGGGTGAGTACCTGAAGAAAGGCAGCAAGGTTTACATCGAAGGTTCATTGCAGACTCGTAAATGGCAAGACAAAGATGGCAATGATCGTTACACAACCGAGATTAAAGCTCGTGACATGCAAATGCTTGATAGTCGCGGCAACTCAACTCAGTTGGCAGCTCCATCTCAGTCGGCACCACAACAGTCATCGCAACAGCTGGATGATGAAATTCCGTTTTAGCAATAAGGCAAGCATCGCATCTTCGGGTGCGTAGCTGAATTGCTCCTAGCCCGGTGGGAGTTTGCCGATTAGACCGGGCAATTTTTTTAGGAGAAAACATGAGCTACTGTCCAGAATGTGAGGGAAATCACGCTGTAGAAGTGAAGTGTGATGAGATAATTAACCCTCGCTCCGGTGGCGTTTTCACCATTAAGGATTTTGAGTACACCTACTGTCACGATTGCGGAGTCGAATTTGTTAATCACGAACAAAGGAAGGCAAATGACAAGAAGATACGAGTCGCAAAAGAAGGGATATGATTTCAGTGAGCATTTCATCGACCATGACAACCCCGTTGAGAGATGGGCTTACCGTGTCGTTATCTGCGCAATAGCTTTCACTTTGATTATCTTGCCAATAGTGATAGATTAGAAAAATGAGCGAAGAAAATGCAAAGATCGTAGCGGAGCTGGAGAAGCTTTCATCTGACTGGAAGCAGGTTCTGCTGACTTCATATTCTGATGGCAATCACGATGCAGCTGCCATCGGTCTGATCATGGAGCTTCGTGCTGAGGCTCTTCACCCTGAAGCTGAAGATGGTGAGACCCCTCTCTTCGGTGACTTCACTCCTGATGATTTCAAAGAGTGGTACGATGGCTCAGAAGAGTTCCGCAGGGTTATTGACTCTGGTCGGGTTCTTGCGGAGAAGTGGTGGGTCGAGCAGGGTAAGGACGCTGCTCAAGGCAAGAACAACATGACATCAGCCGCTTGGCTTTTTGGCATGAAGAACCAATTCAACTGGAAGGACAAGAAAGAGCTTACCGGCGAAGGTGGTGGCGCAATTCGTGTCCAAGTTTTCTCTGACGAAGAGGGTGTGTGATGGGTGATTCTGGCTCATGCGGAAAAACAACTAATCATTAACGATTCCTATGGTGAGGAAAATTCCAGAAGGATTGGTCATCCTTTGCGAGCGGTAGCCTCGCCGCTCTGGTAGAAAGAGGCACGAAAACGCCCCGCTTCATGCGGGGCTTTTTTTATGGTAGATTTCGCTCATGTCAGGAATGCCCCCAAAATTCAAGCGAACACCGAAGCAGGTGGAAGCAACAGCGGTATTCAAAGACCATTTCTACACGATGTTTTTTGGTGGCTCCCGGTCAGGCAAAACCTTCTTGGCAATGAGACTGATCGTTCTCCGGGCTTCCAAATTCAAATCTCGGCACCTTTGCGTCAGGCTCCGCTTCAGTCACATCAAACAGTCGGTGGTGTTGGACACGTTCCCGAAGATGATGGCTATCTGCTTTCCTGACCTTCCTTACACGCTCAACAAATCGGATTGGTATGTGACGCTGCCAAACGGCTCTGAAATCTGGTTTGGTGGTCTTGATGATAAAGACCGTGTTGAAAAAATACTGGGTAACGAATATTCGACCATCTTTGTGAACGAGTGCAGCCAAATCGAATACGATTCGATCACGACTGTTGTTACCCGCTTGGCTGAGAACTCGGGCTTGAATCCGAGAATGCTTTTCGACTGCAACCCGGCAGGTAAAAAGCACTGGACATACCTCAAGTTCATCAGCGGCATTGACCCGGAATCGAAAGAAGAAATCCGAAACCACAAAGAGACTCACGGCTCTTTGATGATGAATCCGACTGACAACCTAGACAACCTTCCAGAACACTATGTCGAAACGCTTCGCAATCTGCCGGAGCGAAAACGAAAACGCTTCCTTGATGGTATGTTCTTGAATGATGTCGAAGGTGCATTGTGGACAGACCAGATGTGTGAGCGAGCCAAGCTCCGCAAGCGTGGCGATATTGTAAAGACGATTGTTTCTATCGACCCTTCTGTATCTAGCAACGAGAACTCCGATGAATGCGGTCTCGGTGTGTGTGGTCTTGATCACCGGAAGAACGGTTGGGTGATGAAAGACAAGACAGCGGTGATGACTCCGGAGCGTTGGTCGCAAACAGCGGTCAATCTGTATCATCGCTACGAGTGTGATTACATCGTTGCAGAGAAGAACCAGGGTGGTGAGCTTGTTCGGTTGGCAATTCATGCCATCGACCCGAACATCAAAGTGAAGCTCGTACATGCCTCAAAGAGCAAGTTTGCCCGCGCAGAACCGATCACTGTTTTTTATGAAGATAGGGAAGAGTCGAAGGATAAGCGTTACATCGGTCACTTCGATGAGCTTGATGAGCTTGAGGAAGAGCTTTGCAGCTGGATACCTGACAAGACAAAAGAATCACCAAACCGGGTGGATTGGCTTACCTGGGGCATGACAGATTTGATGCTTGAGCCGGTGAAAGAAGTAAGAATGTACATACCCGATTGATTGTTTTATGGTTATGCAATCAGCAACCCATCAATAATGGACACATGGCATGGCATGGTATAAACCTTTTTGGTCTAAGAACGAATCTTCCGAGACACCTCTGGAAACAAAAAACCACATCACACCACCTGTCGAATTGTCATTTGCCGAATTTTTGATGGTGAATGGTCACTCTGACCTCGGCTTCGCAAGAATCATTCAATTGTACAAACAGATTCTGCCTTTCCAAAATGCCGTTGACATTCGTGCGCGAGCTTTGTCTGACACACCGACCCGGTTGAAGGATAAGGAAGGCAAGCTCGTTAAATCTCATCCGATGCTTGATCTGATCAACAAGCCAAACGATGCAGAAACCTCACGGCAATTTAAGTATGCCCTTGCATCGACATACGACATGCTTGGTAACGTATTTGTCCTAGCTACCGGTGATGTCGATAGAAAGCCACACGAGCTGATTGTTATTCAGCCTCACAAAGTAACAGCCAACGGAATCGACTCACGTTTTGGCTGGCTTAATATTCCTGCATCATTCTATGTGCGTAACGAAGGTTATGCCGGTGACAGATTCTTCGCTGAAGATAGCGAGCATGGGATTCGCTACATAAACAATCTGCGCGACAAAGAGCTGATACCGATGATCGGCTTTAATCCGCTTTCTAACAGCGCAAACTACTTCGGCATGAGCAAGGCTCAACCATCTTTATACGAGATGGAGCAGTACCTTGAAGGCAACATCAACAACAAATCAAACCTGGTCAGGGGTGCAAGACCAAGCATGATTTGGCAGAACAACCGACCCGAGATGCTTACCCAAGAGCAGTGGGATAGAGCGAAGGAAATGAGCCAGAAATACTCCGGCTCCAAAAACGCTGGCGGCATTCCTCTGCTTGATGGTCTGGAAGCGAAGCCGATTTCTTCATCGAACAACGAAATGCAATTCCGTGATTTGCAGAAGGATATGTTTGAGCGAATCAATGTCTGTTATGACATTCCGTTGCCGATGGTGACAAGTACAGCGAACACCTTCAACAACTATGAGACAGCTCAGGTTTCTCTGTGGGATAACGCAATCATGCCTCTTGGTGGTGTTCTTAACGAACACCTTACGAAAGCTCTAGCTCCACGGTTTGATGCTGAAGGCTACCATTATGCGATTGACGAAGCTGATGTTGAGCCTCTTCGGAAAAGAACCATCGAAACAGCCAAGATTCAAAACGAAATCAATGTGAACAGCATTGATGAGATTCGTGAGCTTATTAACTACGCTCCATATCCGAAAGTTGGTGGTGACATCTACGCTCCGTTGAACATCATGCCTCTCGGCTCTGGTGCAATGGTGATCGGAGACCCTGACGCAAACAATCCTGCTAACCAGGCAGCAGACAAAGATCGTGATGCAGCCGCAAAGAAATTTCGCTTGCTTTTGTCTGAAATGAAAACCGAAGATGGTGCGCGTAAGTACACTGACAACGAAATCGAAGTCTTGGTGGCTGACAACTATGGCTGAACAATGTTGGGGTATTTACAATACCGACACACAACGATGGCTGATCAACAAGAACAGCGAGATTGTTAATTACGCTCACCGGGAAACCGCTCTGGCGCATATCCAACAGATGCCTCAGAAGAGCAACCTCATCCCTCAGCAAATAAACGATTGGCAAACAAAGCTGGACGCATAGTGGCTATCAATTCGACAGATGAGGAACGTCAGAAACAGGCTGACAAAGATTTGGCGACTAAGCTTCGGCTTGAGCAGCCATTTGAACGTCAGCTGAACCAGCTGTTTGATAACATCGCTTACGACCTCGGCTTGCAGTATGCCGCTACCGGCACCCCGGTATCCATATCCGAGTATGAAGAAGAGCTTGCTGCTGTGATCTTCGGGAGCAACCTTCGCACGAGTAATGCGTTCTCCGGGCAAGTGATCGAAACATCGGTTGCCGACAAGACGAATGAAGTTGCTATTGCGGTGTTGGCTATTGCTGCCGCAAAAGGACTCAGTATGGATGAGCATGTTCTTAATATGAGAGTGTTCGCGCGCGAGCATACTCGTAATGTTTTGCGCAACAACTCAAAAGAAGCTGCCAGCGAAATCGTAAACACGCTCCAGAAAGATGCTGACACAGCCGTTGCTAAGGCAAAGGTCGAAGAAGATTTGACGCGAGCCGGTGTTGGTGCAAAAGCCTCTCAAGATTTTAAGGAGCGAAGCCTGTCTCGGGCATCAACCATCGCTACAACTGAAACACAGAGAGCTGCGGAAGGCACAAAAGAAATCGAGCGAGGAATATTTGTTCGTGAAAACAGCGGCATGGCTGCTGCTCTTGCAGGTGTACCGGCTGTTAAGGTTTCAAAGTATTGGATGACCAGGGGTGACAGCAAGGTAAGACCGGCACATATCGCTGCGGATTCACAGGAATCTGAAGATGGTTTTTTTTCTGTCGGTGGAGAGCTTTTACGTTTCCCTGGAGACCCTGATGGCTCATCTTGGAATGTAATAAATTGTCGCTGCTCTGCTGTGGTTGAAGTGTCTTAGTTGTGACACTTGCGCATCAAGTATCAATAGGACAATAATTCGTTGAACTACAAAGGTATCTGCAATGGAACTTGAATATCAGTCCTACAACCTTGAGGTAAAAAATATCTCTCAGGTTGATAAAGACTTTTTCCAATTTGACGGTTTTGCAAGCACATTCGGCAACACCGATAAAGTTATGGACATCGTTGAGAAAGGTGCCTTTGAGGAGTCTATTAAAAACATGACTCCTACCATTCTCTTTATGCACGACCCGCATCAACCAATTGGAATGCCGGTTGATCTTAAAGAGACCGAAGAAGGGCTTTACATCAAAGCCAAACTACCCCGTGAAGATTCTCTTGTTCGTGATCGCATAATCCCGCAAATGAAAGTGGGAAGCATCGCAAAAATGTCGATTGGTTTTCGTATTGCCGAAGATGGTCGATTTATTGATGACGCTGGTCGCAGACATATTACTAAAGCGCATCTGCGTGAAGTGTCTTTGGTAACGACAAATTTTGAAGCGAATGATATGGCTGATGTCATGTCGTTCAAATCAAATGGTCAGCACATTGATGTTGATCAATTGAAAGGCATGACTCAACGACAGCTTGAGAAAAAACTGAGGGATTCAGGCTTTTCTAAAAACGCTGCTGTTGTAATTGCAAGTCATCATCAGAGGGATTCTGAGAGTGACGATACGAAGGACGATACTGATTTTGGGTATCTAATTGAGAAGGTTGAAACAGCAAACCTTCATATTAAACTCTCCGAAGCTAACAAAGGAATCTCGTAATGAGTGAAGATATTAAAAAGCTAGGTGAATCTATCGAAACCATGACCGAAAACGTGGTCAAGTCGCAAGCTCGTTTGGATGAGCTTGAGAAAAAAGGTGACGCTAGTCGAGCCGAACTTGATACAGAGCTGAAAACGCTCAAAGAAAGTGCAGTCGAAGCTGCTGGTGTTGTCGATGAGCTTAAAGGCAAAATCGAATCCCAGGAGAAAACTGCTGCAATGATTGAAAAGCAGCTGTCTCGGTTTGATAACACCGATGGCTCTCAGCTTGATGAAACAAAAGAAGCTTGCCGTGAAGCCGTTGTTGGCTACCTGCGTCAGCCTTCGCAGGGTTTCAGCGAAGAAGCTAAGAGCATGATGGCAGACCTGGCTATCAAGTCAGACTTCGGTCATCTCAGCAAAGGTGAGCAGGAAGAGGTTCGCAAGACCCTCATCGCTGGCTCAAACACTGATGGCGGTTTCTTCATCTCTCCTGAGAAAGCAAGTAAGCGCATCCAGCGTATCTTTGAAACCTCTCCAATGCGTCAGCTGGCAACGGTCAACACCATTGCTGGTGATCAGCTGGATTTCATCATTGATGATGATGAGTCTGCTACCGGTGGTTGGGTAGGTGAGCTGGAAGATCGTGATGACACAGGAACACCGAAGGTCGGTGAGCTGTCAATCGTGACTCACGAGCAGTATGCAATGCCTGTGGCAACACAGAAAATGCTGAACACTGTCGGCTTCGATGCTGAATCTTGGGTGAATGGTAAGACTCAGCGCAAGCTGATTCGTGTTGAAAACACTGCTCACATCCTCGGTGACGGTGCCAAGAAGCCGAAAGGTATCCTGGCGTATCCAAATTGGGATGCTGCTGGTACTTATCAGCGTGGTGCTATTGAGCAGTACAACTCTGGCGTGAATGGTGCTCCCGATGCGGATGCGCTGAAGAAATTCCAGAACTTGCTGCTGGAATACTACCAGCCGAATGCAACTTGGTTGATGAAGCGCGAAACTTGGAGTGAAATTATCACTTTGAAAGATGCGAATGGTCGCTATCTTCTGAACCAGCTTGAGCTGTCTGGTTTGTCTGTTAGTGACGGTATGACCTTGCTTGGTCGTCCGGTTCGCTTTGCACATGACATGCCAGCTCCTGCGACAGGCTCTCTGTCAATTGCGTATGGTGATTTCGCTGAAGGTTACAACATTGTCGATCAGGTTGGTTTCCGCTTGATTCGTGACAACGTAACCACCAAAGGTAAGGTTAAGTTCTATGTAACCAAATACACTGGTGGTGATGTAACTTCTTACGAGTCATTCAAACTGATGAAATTCTCTGCCTAAAGGGGTAATTTGAAATGGCTGTAAAAGAAATTAAAACTCGCGTCAAGTTGGTAAATGTTGGCTCAGAAAGCATTTCCACCAACACAACAACTGTATTGGGTTCCGTTGATACTGCCGACTATGATCTTGGTGTCACATTCGGTTTGTATGCTCCGGCATTCAATGCAGGTAGCTTTGCACTTACCTTTGAAGAGTCAGACGATGACAGCACTTGGTCTGCTGTTCCTGCTGACTACCTTATTGGTGGTGCGATTACGGTGACAGCTGCTTCCGCAGCTGGTGATGATATTGCTTCAGTCGGTATCATCAGTAACAAGCGTTACATTCGTCCGTCAATCGTATCAACCGGTGCATCTGGTTCTAACACGCTTAACTGCGTGGCTGAACTGGCAGGTGAACTGAAACCTGTAAGCTAAGGTGTTGGGGTAGGTGGTGTCGGTTTCGGCTGGCATCATCTATCCCTTTTTTTGAAAGGAATTTCCAATGAAATCTGTAAAAGTTTCAAAAACCGATTGGTATGCTTCGACAAACCCTGCGGAAGGTCGCATCTTTTGCGAAGAAGGTAAGACTTATGAAGTCTCCGAAGGTTTTGCTGAAGTGATCGTTGATCACGAATGCGGTAAGGTTGTTCGCGCCAAAGCCGATGCTAAACCTGATACCGAAGGCAAAGAGCTGTAATGCCTTTAGCCCCTACTGAAACTAGGGCTTTCTCATACAGGGTGACTGTGGCTCCCGCAGTCCTCCCTGTTGAGCTTGATGATCTAAAGCTGTGGCTGAAGATCACCGGTAACGCGAGCGATGATCTTTTGAACCTGATGCTTGAGTCTGCAACCGAGTATGCAGAGCAAGCGACTGGTCGGTGGTTTATTACACGAACCGCAGAGACTTACCGTGAACTGTTTCCATCTGTGTGCAATGCAGAGGGTTATTACCGCGAACTCCCGGCATGGGAGATTAAACGATCACCTCTGCAAAGCATTGAGAAGATCACTTATTTTTCTGAGGGTAGCCAGCTTGAAGTTGACCCCTCTGTTTACTACAACACAACCGAAACTGCTTTCAGCAAGGTCTTGGCTAGACAAGGCTCTGCTGGTTTTCCTGGTCTTGATGAAGCCCGGTTGCAGAACATAACAATTGAATTCAAAGCAGGTTACGGTGACACTCCAACAGAAGTTCCTTCTTGGGCTAAAACCGCAATATCAAGTCACGTTATGGCTATGTGGGCTAATCGTGGTGATTGCATGTGTGGAGACTCAGGGGGTGTATTTCTGCCAGCTGCGGCTGAAGCTGTGTACAGGCAGAATAAAATAATAAATATTTAAGGTGGCTTCGATGAGTAACGTAAAGAACTATAAAGAGCAAGCCGGTTCAGGCAATGACAATCGGCTGATTCTTGAAGGCACTGTGATTCTGAAAGGTTCAGAATTGAGCGTGACCGGTCAGCAAATCAATGATGCGGTTGCTGCATCCGGTGGTGGTGTCACAAAGCAACTGCTTGACACTGGTGTTCTTGAAGGTGGAAGCCTGACCATCAATTCCGGTGATAATACCAAAGTTGATCTGTCGGCAGGTTTTGCGCGGATTGTTGACAACTACACAAACCCGCTTGAACCTGAAGTTGTGGAAATTTCATGGCAGGAAACAACCGGCATCAGTCTTGATTTCTTGCTGACTGACCCACTGACCAGATTCAAGATTGATGCGACCGGTGCGCTGCTTCAGCAAACCGATGTGATCACTGATGATGATTACCGTGACTTTGCAGTGATCGGCAATGCGCTTCATCAGAATCAGACGTTCATCACGGCAACAGTGCCGACCGTATTTATTCCGATTGGTTACTTTGAACTTCTTCAGTTTATTGAAATTTTTGGTGGTCAGAACATCAGCGGCAATCAGTATCAGCCAAACGGCGCAAACCTGCTGCTTGATAAAGCATCAGGAGAATCATGGCGATTAGGCGGCAACTACAACGGTGATTCAAAAAACCCGAATGTGATTCAGGATGCTGCGCAGACTGCCATTCAGATAATTCAGTCTTATCAGAATGCCGCTGGTGATGCGCTTGACTTCAATCTGAATGCTGCCATTGACCCCACTGTATATGATGACGGTACAGGCACACTGAACAGCTTTGCTGGCAGCAGCAATCAGGCAACTCTGCGTCACATCTATTATTTCCCAGCAACCGGCGCAACCGTTGTTCGTGTTGGCACTAAAGTATACCAGACACTTGATGATGCGATTGCTGGTGCTGGTTCTGAAATGCCGTTTGTCACTAGTGACTTCAACACACAAGGTTTCGTCAGGACGGTGCTTGCTGTGACTAAAGGCTGCATTGATTTGACCAACAATCTTGAAGCGGTATTCATCCAAAGAAATGAAGTGCGGTTGCGCTGATGCCCACCTGCGAAAAAGTAAAAATCCGAAATCGCAAGGTTTGTGCCGGAGACATGGACAAGCTGATCATGCTTCAGACACGAAACATCGCTGGCGATAGCAATTCGGTTGATTTCCTATTGAACTTTACAAACCAGGGTGAGGTTTGGGCTGCTGTCCAAACTGCTGCTTCCGGTGAAAGCATCTTTGATGAGGTTGGAACCGAGACCATAATCACGCATCGTTTTTATATCAATTTCATTCCTGATTTCACGGAAGAGATTTGGATTGAATTCAAAGGTAAGCGATATGACATTGTTAATGTCGAGAACCTTGATGAGCGTGATGAGTTCTTAAAACTCAGCTGCGTTGTGCGAGGCTCAGTAAGCCGTGAGGCAACGAAAGCATGAGTGTAAACATGGTTGCCGACTACAAGAACAAGAAGGTCTATGCGCAAATAGACCGGCTTGAGCGGCAATCTCGCAGAGCGGTTCGTCAGGGGTTCTTTCGTCTTGGTAATGATCTGAAGGAAACCAGCAGACGCTTGATCATCGACCCTCCAAAGACCGGCAGACTCTATCGGATTTCAGGACGCAAAAGAAAGCATCGAGCTTCCGCTCCTGGTCAGCCGCCAGCAAATATGACCGGCTCTTTGCAACGATCAATCAGCTTCAAGATCAAGGGTGCCGAATCAATGGAGTTCGGTAGCAACCCTCAGAAAAGTGACTCAGCCAAGAAAACGTGGTTATATGCTCGGAGACTTGAGGTTGGTGACGCAAGAATTGCCCGGAGACCATACCTTGAGCCATCAGTTAGAAAGAATGCCAGAAACGGCAGAAAGCATTTTGAAAGCGAGCTAAGGAAAGAGCTGAAATAATGTACATGGCAGACATCATATCTCAGTTAAGAAAGGTGGTACCTGGAATAACTGATCTGTTTACTCGGTCTAATGACTGTACAATTACTTCGGCTGCTAACGTAGCAACGGTAACAACCGCTACCGATCACAACCTGAACCAGGGTGATGTGTTTTCAATATCCGGTGCCTTAACACCTTACAAAGTTGTTTCTCTGGTTCGCACCGGCAACGTGGTTCGCGGAACGACAGCAGAAGATCACGACCTAACGGAAGGCTGGCAGGAAAGCATCTCTATCTCTGGAGCATCACCTGCTGAGTACAACGGCATTAAAGAGCTGACTCGGGTTCCAAACCGAAGATCGTTTGAATACACAATTGATGATTCGGTATCAAGCCCGGCAACCGGCTCCGACATCACGATGGTTGACCCTCTATCAAGTGCCTATACCGGTGAGCATACTGTTGCGTCTGTGGTTTCACCAACAGAGTTTACTTACGCTGTTCAAGGCAATCCAGACAGCCCGGCTCTCGGTAGTCCGAAGCTTCAAACCGAAGCACGGATAAGCGGTGCTGTTACCCAAGAGCGTATGACCGAGGCTTACACCAAGCAAGCACCTAACGAGTTCTGGCTGATGGTCGTTGCTGGAGACACGCTGACAAGCCGTAACCGAGCTATTGAGACTGACGCTATTGAGACTCTGACTGCTGCTGACCTAATGAAGGTGCGACAGGTAGAGACTGTGGCAGTGTATTGCTTATGTCCGGCAGCTGATGAAATAGCAGCCCGGAGTGTCCGTGATCAGATTGAAGCGGAAGTGAAGCCAGCATTGCTTTCGGCATTGCTCGGATATACACCGGAATCGGTTTATTTTGATAATAATTGGTGTATGCTTATCCCATCCGGTGACGGTTTTGCTGATTACACAACAGCCACTTACGTTCATCGCTTTGAGTTTGAAAGAAGTATTGATCTGCTGAAAGAAGATGGTATCTCCATTTCCCCAACGAAAGCATGGAGAGACACACAGATTCAGTACCTCAATGAGCATAATGAAACGATTATGCAATCAGATATTGACATGGATGATGAGCCATTATGATTAAGATTAAAGTCAACAAGAATTTGGGGGTTCACAAAAAGGGTGATGTCGTTACTCTTTCACAGCTGACTCCCTTTTGGCGCAGACGTTTGAAAGATGCAGCGTTAGATTTCAACTGCGAAATTATGTCTCAAAAAGGCAAAGGTAAAAAAACCGGAGAAAATAAAGCATGAGTGGTTCAAGCATTGTAAGTCAGCCACGAGTAACAATCGCTATTGAGGGTGCGCGAGAGCTAATCGGCAATTCTCCTCAGCAGATTTTAATCGTTGGTGCATTCGACCCTGCAAACGGAACAGCTGTATCTGGAGCATTGACCGAAAATGTTCCTCAAGACGATGCAAGCATTAACAAACTGTTTGGTGGAAAATCTCACATTGCGGCTGTTGCTCGTAACGCTCGCAAGATGAATCAGATAAACAAGATTGATGCAATTGCTATTGACTCAACCAGTTTATCAACTGCTGCTTCGTCAACAATCGGTGCGCTTGGTAACGCTACTGAGAATGGCTCGTTTGAAGTCATCGTTGGTTCAAAGCGTGATCATCGTTACACCATTGCTGTAACAAGCGGTGACTCATCGACAGTTATCGGTGACGCTATTGAAGCTGCTATAAATACTGATACATCGCTCCAGGTTTCAGCGGTGAACGCTGCCGGTGTGGTCACGTTGACAGCAACCGACAAAGGTTTGACCGGCAACGGCATCACCCTTGAGGTCATTGATGGGACTTCAGTAGCCGGTGTGACAGTAAGCATCGGTGCTACCGGCATGACCGGTGGTGTAGGTGACATCTGCACAGCTGGTATCTTCGATGTTGTTGGTAACGAGCGTTACCAGACCGTTATCTATCCATCGAACTCTGAAATTCAATTCTTGAAAGACTTCCTCGACCCTCGCTGGAACGCTGACAACCAGGTTCTTGATGGTCTTGGTCTGATGACATCAAGCGATACTTACGCTAACAACCTGGCGAAGGTTGAAGGTCAAAACACACAAAGCGTGACGATGCTGCTTGATAAGCTTGTCGATGAAAACTCTCATCGCGGCAACTCAATGGTTGAGTTCGCGGATTGCATCTCAGCTCAGTTTGGTGGAGCAAGAGCGCGCCGGTTGACGGATGGTGCTTTGATCGCTGACCTTCTAACTGGTGTTGCTGGTCGTGATGCTTTCGGTGGTGCAGCTCTGGCAAGCCGCCCGATGTTCAACACTCCGTTTGATTACCTGCCAATTGTCGGTATCGGTAAAGGCTGGACTAACACGGAAATCGAATTGCTTCTGGCTGCTGGCGGCTCTGTCTTGGGTTCAAACCAGACTCGCACAGGGGTAATCGCTGGTGAGATTGTTACCACCTACAAGACGGACAATGCTGGCAACACCGATGAGTCATTCAACTTCCTCAACAAGGTTGACACATCAAGCCAGTGTCGTGAGTTCATTCACAACAATGTTAAGGCTGAGTTCGCTCAGACTCGACTGACAACCGGTTCTCTTGTTGATGGCAGACCGATGGCTAACGAAGCAAGCATTCGTGGCTACCTGATGAGCCTTTACCGTGAATTGTCTGGTCAAGATTATGCTCTGACGGTTGCCGGTGAAGCAGCTGAGAAGGTGTACGCTGAAAATATGATCGTTGACATCGACATGTCGCTTGGTCGGGTTTCGGTTGTGTTTGGTAAGGTACCTCTGGTATCTCAATTCCGTGAGTTCTTAGGCTCATTCCGTATCGCATTTGATGTATAAGGTATAAAAAATGTCTGGATTTAACGTAGTACAAATCACGGTCAACAACGAGCCGGTTGCTATCAAGCCAAACTCGTTCAAGTTCAAGCCAGGTGTCGGTGATCGAAATGTCCGTCAGAAGATGTCAGGCAACAACATTGCCTCTGTTGTGACTACCGATATTGAAACCTCAAAAGCGATGTGTAGCTTCACGCTGCTGATGGAAGGTGACACGGTTGAGAAGGTTGTCCAGTGGCAGGACAATGTTGATGCGAATGTGGTCATCGGTCAGGATTCAGAGACCGGCAGAACTTACACTTTTGTTCGCGCAATCATCGTTACAGACCCTGAGTTCGCAACGGGTGTTGACGGAGAAGTTGAAGTAGAATTTGAATCAAGCCGTGTGGCACAAGGTTAAAAACTAAAAAGGAGTTCACCCCAACATGAACACTGAGATTGACTTTCACCTGGAGACCAAAATTGAAGTTGGTGTCCGGGGAGACATTAAAGAGATTGACCTTCTGGTATTGAAGGCACCGACATCAAAGCATCGCACACACGCTGCAAAACTGAAGCAGCTCGTTATGCGCGCAATTGATGAAGCAAACCGGTCTGTAACAGATGAGCAGCGTGAAGCTGTGATGGAGTCTGCTAAAGACAAGGAATCCGAAGATGAAGATATTGAAGATTCCGGCAAACAGCTTATGGGTGTTCTCAACTTCGCAAACACGGTTGATATGGCTGTAGTCCATGAAGTGTTTGCAGAGTTCATCAAGAAAGAAGGTGTCTGCTATGTCGATGGTGACTCAGAAGTAAAAATGACAAGCCCGATCTATGACAAGCTTCAGTTTGAAGATGTTGAGCGTTTGATCGGAGTTTATCTTGCAAGTTTTTTGATGTAATCCCTGACTCAGAACAAGATTGGGTCAGGGTCGAAAGAAACATTTATAACTTGGCTTGCTTTTACGAGGGAACTCCTATATCTGAGTTTGAGAACATGCCGCTACCTAAGCTTAACCAGGCAGCAGAACACGCTAACAGGATTGGTAGTGAGCGTGAAAAGCAAATGAAGAATAAAAGGTCTAGGTAATGTCATTTTCTGTTTCTTACATCATCAAAGCGGTTGACAAGTACACACCAACTGCAAAGAGCATAACCCGGCAAACGAAGAAAATGGCAAGCAGCTTTGAGCTTGCTGGCAAGAAGTCTCGTTTGTTCGGCAAGCAGATTGACCTTTCATCGAAGAAGCTAAAAAAATACGGAACCAAGATGCGCAGGTTCGGCAGGGACACTGCGCTCTGGCTTGGTGTTCCTATGGCTGCTGTCGGTGCCGCATCTGTGAAAGCAGCTTCCGACATGGAAGTGGTTTACAAAAAGTTCGACAGAACATTCAGCGACCTTGATGGAGCCGACACATACGCCAAACGGTTTATGAAAACCTATGGTGTTATTGAATCGACTGCAAAGCAGATTCAAGGTAATACCGGTGACTTGCTTGTTGGTATCGGCTTCGACCCTAAGCTTGCTGCGGAACTCAGTGAACGTGTTGGCAACTTGTCTGCCGACCTCTTTGCGGCTAACGCTGAAATGACGGACATGAGCGATACAGCTCATCGACTGAAGTCTGGTCTGCTTGGTGAGACTGAGGGTATGAAAGCTCTCGGTATTACCGTGAACCAGAACTCAAAGGAGTACAAGCGTTACTTCCGTGAAGCGATGCGCGTTACGCGAGGCAACCAGCTCCAGGCAAAAGCACTTGCTATTCTCCGCTTTGCTGAAGAGCAGTCTGTTAAATCTATCGGCGCGTTTGCTGATGGCGCAGGAACGCTCAAGATCGAGCTGTTCAAAACCAATGAGCAGCTGAAGAGAACTCGTGAAATTATTGGTATCCGTCTTACTCCGATGATCATCAGCGCAGCGGAAAGCGTGACGAAGCTTTCGCAATCGTTTAACAAGCTTCAGCCCGGAACTCAGACAACGATAATCCAGGTAGGAATGGCTGTGATGGCTTTCGCTGCCCTTGTCGTTGTTCTTGGCATTGTCGTTTGGGCTATCGGTGTTATTGGCGGCACAGCGGCTGCTGTGATCGCTGGTATCGTTATCGGTGGCACAATCCTTTACAAGTTCTTTATGGGCTTGTGGGAGCTGTTCAAGAACATCGCTTATACACTCGGTGAGTGGAAGCTCGGTGATTACAAGGACATGAAGTTCAGTGTTGAGCATTCTATGGCAAGTGCGCCGGTAACGAATGTGAATTCAAACTCGGTCATTGATGTGAATCTATCAGACCCAGGTGGAATGGTGGCAGATACCTCTGTTCGCTCGGATGGTGCTAAGATTGGTCTTAATCGTGGTAATGGTCTTGGAGCAACTTAATGTCAATCTTCGTAAGAGCTGGTGTCGGGGAAGATAATCTCGCAAGAGCCAAAAACAAGCTCCACCAATCAAGCTGGCGCGGGGTTAAGTTTCTCACCGATTCTGTAAAAACAATCGGTGGTCAAAAAACTGTTGTTCACGAATATCCCAACAGCGATGTCCGAACCATTGAATCTCTCGGCAAGTTTGAGAAGGGCTACGAGGTTCAGGCAATCATCAGCGGTGCCGGATACTTTGAGCTTAAGCGGAGATTGACTTCGGTTCTGGAGATGCCTGGCGAAGGTGTTTTCGTTCATCCTTTTGACGGTGAAGTAAAGTGCTTTCTGGAAGGCACCTATGACCTTGAAGAGACTGACCGGAAGCTTGGTGAGTGCATTGTCACGTTCAAGCTACTGGTTGCCGGTGAGCGCAAGAATCCGACAGCAGAACTAACAAGCATCACCAAGATCAAGAAGCTCTGTGACGCTTGCAATGACAGCCTGGCAGAGGGTTTTCCAACTGGCTTCAATAACGAGAGCTGGTATCCCGAGAATGTACAGAAGATCATCGGCAAGGCTGATGACTTCGGAAAGTTTGTCGATGACAAAAAAGCTGTTTTCAAACAGGCTACCGACAAGATTTCAGATGTGCAGCGCGAGATTGACAACTTTGTTGCTGATACAGCCCGGCTGATTAACCTGCCAGCGCAGTTTGGTGTTGCGATAGTCGATCTGTATCAGTCAGTAAAGACTCTCTACACCACCCCGAGAGACCGTCTGGATGCGATGTTTCAATTCTTTGGCTTCGGTGACGATGACCCGGAGAACCCACCATCGAACACAGTTTCTCGTGCGCAAATAAATGGTTCGATCAATACCGTAAACAGCACAGCAAATGCTGCTGTGTTGTCTGAGGTCTATCGTTCAGCTGCCGAGATTGAGTATCAGAGCGTTGATGAGATTGAAGCGGTTCAAGATGCGCTGGAAGCTGAGTACAAAAAGATATTCAAGGATGTGAACCTGAATGACTTCAGCGACACATCGCTGGACATCGACACGATTCGCGCGTTTGAAGAGCTTCGCTCTGAGATGCAGATTTTTCTCAATCGGGAAAAGCTGACAGCTCCCCGGCTTGTTAGCGTCTATGTTGACATGGTTCCGGCACAAGTTCTTTCATACCAGTATTACGGTGAAAGCCGTTATGCGTCAGACATCGTTGCGCTCAACGATTTAACCGAACCCTCTTTCGTAGAGGGTGAAACAGACTTGGTAACAGTATGATTACCATTGAGGTCGATGGTCAGGTATATAAAAACTTTACGGAAGCAGAGCTTGACCTGTCTCTGGATAGCCTGTGCGGTGTTTTCAGCTTCAATGCAACTGAGTCTCCCGGCGAAGATTTAGTTTTCCCCGCTCGTGCTGGTCAGCGTTGCAAGATATTCATTGATGAGCAGCTTGCCCTGACTGGAGCTATTGATGCAGTAAGCGGAGACTACTCAGACTTTTCTCATTCGATCAACATACAGGGTCGTGATTCAACAGCTGACATCGTTGACAGCACAATCGGTGGTGACATCGGTCTGAATGCTTTGGAGAAAATTGGAATCGTTGAGCTGTGCCAATTCATCCTGAAGGCTACCAGCATACCGATACCAGTATTTACTAGGGTTTATGGAATCGAACCGTTTGAGATTGGTGATCTGGAAGATGCAGAGACCGGTGATACGGTTTTCTCTTATCTTGAGAAGCAAGCACGAATGAGGTCTTTACTGCTGACCACAGACAATCGTGGCTACCTTGAGCTGCAAAGCGCATCAGGCATTAAAGATAACTCGACAACGATTCTTCATAAGGTCAATAACGATTACAACAATGTTCTCCGGGCAGCTTTCACAAACGATATTTCAAAGCTGTTCAATCAGTACATTGTGAGAAGCCAACTCAACATGATCGCTTTGAATGAAGCGGGCAAGATTGAGAGTGACAGCTTGGTGGATGTTGGTGGTGCAAGAGCGGTTGACGATTTGGTTCGATCAAGCCGGATACTTAACATACTGGCTGAGACAGCAACCAACGAGAAGTCTTGCGAAAAAAGGGCTCGCTGGCAGCGCAACATCAATCGTGTGAAAGCCTTTCGCTACACGGCTACCGTCCAGGGTCATTCAAAAGATAATGGCGAGATATGGAAACTCAACAGGCTTCACGACATTGATGATGACTTCGCAAAGATTCAGGATGAGATGCTTCTGAATAGTGTTCTGTTCAAGCAGAGCAACGAGAGCGGCAACACAACTACTCT